AGCGATAGCAGTTTAGAGATCTCAGTAGGTGCTTACACAGTCTTTGCCTTTGACACTAGCCCTAGCAAAAGAAATGGATCGCTTGTTGCTGGTCAATTGCTTCCAGATGGAAGGATTGGCATTGGAATCCTTGAAACCTACAGCTCTCAGGTTGCCATTGATGAATTAAAGATGGCTGCAAGCATAAAGGCATGGTGCGACATTTATAAGCCTCGCTTAGTCTGTTATGACAAGTATGCGACTCAGACGATGGCAGATAGGCTTGCCAATGCTGGAGTCGTGGTTGAAGATGTCTCAGGTCAGCAATTCTACAAAGCCTGTGGAGATCTCTTAGAAGGCTTGGTCAATCATCGAGTAGTCCATAATGGACAGGCAGAGTTCATCCAACAGATGAATAACTGTGCAGCTAAAGTCAATGACTCAGCGTGGAGAATTATCAAGCGTAAATCTGCTGGAGACATTTCAGCCCCGATTGGAATCGCGATGGCAGTAAGCAAGTTAATGATTCCTCAACCTAAGCCTCAGATTATAACTTAGACACACCCATAGCGTGTTGTCTAATTACTTGACAAATGCTACACTTTATGACTATGGGTCTATTTCGCAAAGCTGAATCAATCTCTAATGACGATAAGCGTTCATCGCTAACCGCGCAATACGCCCCACAAATCTTGGGCGATCAGTTCATGCACTACAACAATTACTACTCAGTGTCATCTATGCAGCGTCAAGATGCTATGAGTGTTCCAGCAATCAAAAGATGTCGCGATTTAATCGCTGGCACTATTGCTGCTATTCCTCTGGAGTATTACAAGAAGTCCACAGGTGAGCACATTGCTGCCCCTCGTTGGGTTGAACAACCATCTATAAATCAGCCACGCTTTGTAACGATCCTGTGGACAGTGGATTCATTGCTCATGTATGGCACAGCCTTCTGGCAGATTAAAGAAGTTTATCAAGAGGACGGAAGAATGGCTCGCGGTGAGTGGATTGCTAACACTCGCGTTACATTCGATGCAGACTTCCCTTCACAAATTGTCACTCAGTACTATGTTGATGGTATAGCAGTACCTATGTCAGGTCTTGGATCACTAATTACATTCCAGAAGGATGAAGGTATCCTTAACACTTCTGCTCGCGCTATTCAGAGCGCAATTGACATTCACAGAGCTGCTGCTATTGCTGCACAGACTCCAATGCCATCTGGTTACATTAAGAACACAGGTGCAGATCTAGATCCTAAAGAAGTTAATGGATTGCTTTCAGCTTGGAAAAACGCTCGACTAAATCGTGCGACTGCTTTTTTGACTTCCACTTTGGAATACAACCCAGTTTCATTTTCACCTAAAGACATGATGTACAACGAGGCAATCCAAAACAGCGCGACTGAAATTGCTCGTCTTTGTGGAGTGCCACCTTATTATCTTTCAGCTGAACAGAATCAATCAATGACCTATGCAAATGTTCAAGATGAACGCAGACAATTCATTTGGATGATTCAGCCTTACATTTCTGCGATTGAGTCCAGACTCAGCATGGACGATGTCTCCACTTCAGGACATTATTGCAAGTTTGCGGTTGATGACACATTCTTACGCACTAACCCATTGGATCGCTTGCTAGTACTTGAAAAGATGCTTGCACTTGGTCTAATTACTACAGAACAAGCCATGGAAATGGAAGATCTATCTCCTAACGGAAACGAAATGGAAGACTAATGGAAACCTTATACATCGAAGCATCATCAATTGAGTGCAGCGAAGAAAAGCGCGAAATCTCAGGCAAGATTGTGCCAATGGGAACAGGCGAGATTGGTAACACTAATCTTGGCGCGTATGTCTTTGAGGCTGGATCTATTGAGATCACAGATCCTACAAAAATCAAGCTGCTTTCACAGCATGACATGAAGAAGCCTGTTGGTCGCATGATTGCTTCTGAGATTCGTGAAGATGGTATCTATGCAACCTTCAAGCTAAGTCGCTCACAGGCTGGCTCAGATGCTTTAATCATGGCAAGCGAAAACTTGGTTTCAGGATTGAGCATTGGTGCAGAAATTAAATCATCAAAGCCATCACGCAATGGATACACAGTCGTAACAGCAGCAACACTAAAAGAAGTTTCTCTAGTAACAGAGCCAGCATTTAAGTCTGCTCAGGTGCTAGAGATCGCAGCAGAGGAAGTTACCCCTGTTGAAGAAAATCCAACTACAGAAAGCGAGACAGTCGTGGAAGATACCACACCAGTCGAAGCAACACCATCAGTAGAAGCTGCGGCTGTCGAGGCTGCTCGCCCTACTGTTACAGCAGCGTACTACACAGCACCACGCATTAACCTAGCTCCAGAAGTATTTTTGGAGAACACAATCCGCGCACAGTTCGGTGATGAGAATGCTCGTCAGTACCTAAAGGCTGCGTCAGATACAAATACAACAGATGTTGCTGGTCTTGTACCAACTCGTCAATTGACAGAAGTTATTAACGGAAAGACAACAGCAACACGCGCAACAATCGATGCAATTTCAACAGGCACACTTCCAGATGCAGGTATGAAGTTCCAGATTCCTCGCGTTAAGGTTGCACCAACTGTTGCAGTAGCAGCAGAAGGTGGCGCGTTCTCAGATACTCAGGTTGAAATCGAGTACCTAGATGTGGATGTTGTGAAGTTCGCGGGAATGCAATTATTCGATGTTGAGGTTCTTGACAGAACTTCGCCTGCGTTCTTTGCTGAGCTCCAGAGCCTCATGGCTGACCAGTACGCTAAGGCAACTAATGCTTATGCTTTCGATGAGATCGCATCTGTTGCAACAGTTGATGGCACAGCAGTAACACTTCCTTGGGATGGCGATGAGTTGTCAGCATTCGTATCACGCTCTGCTGCATCTATCTACACAAACACATTCAAGTTCGCAACAGGCGTAATCGTCTCACCAACACAGTGGGCAAACTTGATCGCGCTTAACGACACAACAAAGCGTCCAATTCTAACAGCTGCTTCACCAATGAACGCTACAGGCGCAATCGGCGCAGCAAGTCTTCGCGGAACATTGCTTGGACTAGACATGTATGTTGATTACACACAAACAGGTGAAGGCGATGCAACTATCATGGTTGTTAATCGTGATTCATTCACATGGTACGAGTCACCACGCCTACAGCTACGCGCTGACAAGGTTGGTACAGGAAAGGTAGAAGTAGGTTACTACGGCTACGGAGCACTAGCTCAGAAGATCAACGCTGGAGCATTCCGCTTCAACAACGCTGCTTAATCAGTAGCACTTTAAGTCGCTCTGAGGGGTAGTAGCCCTCTACCCCTCAGAGTCTTTAGAAAGGACATCATGGCACTTACAACAGTTGCAGAACTTCGATCAACACTCGGAGTCGGTACTTTGTACAGTGACGCTACCCTTCAATCGGTATGCGATGCCTCGGATACAGTCCTTTTGCCTATGCTTTGGCAGAACCAGCAATACAATGCTTATCAAAGCAATACAACAATTGAGGGAACGCTTTATTTCGACACACGAGTCGATAACATTTATTATGTAGGTCAATCCGTAAGCATTTCAGGCAACGGAGCACCTCACGATGGTACAAAAGTTATCACATCTATTGGAGTCAATTACATCTCTTATGATGTCACTGGTTCGCCTACTGAAAAAGATCGCCATGCAGTTTCACCTACTGGTACTGTAAGTTACTTGCCAGTAAGTTATGTAGGCGATGAAGCAATCCAGAATGCAAGTCTCATGATCGCTGTCGAGATCTGGCAAGCAAGAACCGCTACTCTCAGCGGATCAAATGCTGTTGATTTCCAGCCCTCACCTTATCGAATGAGCGCACAGCTACTCGCTAAGGTCAGAGGATTGATTGCTCACGCACTGAGCCCTAATTCAATGGTGGGATAATGACTGTTGCTCTCACTACTCTTAGAACGACATTAGCCACAGCTTTAGTCGATAACACGAAATACCAAGTCTTTGCATTTCCACCTGCAACAGTTCTTGCTAATTCTGTGATCGTGTCTCCAGATGATCCTTATGTCACTCCGAGCAATAACGCTCGCAACACAATTAGCCCTTTGGCTAACTTTAAGCTTGTCATCACATGTCCACTTTTTGACAACGAGGGTAACCTCAATGGAATAGAAGATTTCGTAGTTGGAGTGTTTAACAAACTCGCTGCATCTTCTTTGACCTATAATGTAGGCGCGATAAGCGCACCTAGCGTTCTCAATGCTGCTTCGGGAGACCTACTCAGCTGCGAGATGTCCGTATCAATCCTAACAAGTTGGAGCTAACATGTCAGAGCTAACACCAGAGGATCTAGCCTTCTTGAAAAAGATTGGTCAGATTCCAGCAGTAAAAGCAGCACCAAAGCCAGTAACTACAAAGAAAGATGAGGAATAATCCATGGCAATTTTCTTAAACAATAAGGTCGGATTTAAGATTGCTACAGTCAATCTTTCAGACCATGTAACCGCTTTCACATTGAATCGCGTTCTTGATGCTATCGAGGTCACGGCAATGGGCAGCACTGCACATCAATTCGTTGGTGGGCTCTCAGCAGACACAATTACAGTAACATTCTTGAACGACCGCGCAGACGGATCAGTTCTTGATACTCTACAGACAGCTTTTGGATCAACAGTTGCTTTCCAAGCAATTCAAGATACATCTGAAGCAGTATCAGCAACCAACTTGCTATACTCAGGTACAATCTTTGTTGATAACCTAACAGACATCAATGGAGCAGTTGCAGACGAAGCAATGATTGACATTACATTTACATGTAACAGCAAGACTTCATACGCTTCAACAGGTACTTGGTCATAATTTAACTAACTAACAAAGGGGCAAAACAATGGCAAAACTAAAGATCGTTCGTACAGACGGAAGTGAACTAATCGGTGAGATCACGCCTAGCGTGGAATACTCATTCGAGTTACATCACAAAAAGGGTTTCCATCGTGCTTTTCGTGAAGACGAGATGCAGACTATGGTCTATTGGCTAGCTTGGGAAGTGACTCGCAGATCGGGTGAGACTGTGAAGCCATTTTCAATAGAGTTCATCGACACGCTCAGAAGCGTGGAAGTGTTGGACTCTGACCCTTTAGCTTAAAGCGCGACCAGCCCTTCACCTACCTTATCGCTCGTCTGAGCATTCGGTTGGGCATCGCGCCACAGCATTTATTGGAATTAGATAAGACCATGCTAGATGCTCTAGTTCAAGGTCTAAAGGATGAAGCAAAGGAGAACAGCGATGCCAGCAAGCGTAAAAGGCGCGGTTGAACTTCGCAAGGCACTTCGCAAGTTCACTCCTGATCTTTCCAAGAAAATGTCCACTGAAATTGCTACTGCATTAAAGCCGATTACTAAATCTGCTAAAGGCTATTTACCAGACCAAGGAGAAGTCCTTAGTGGCTGGCTGCCTCGTCAAATGTCAGAAGGCACTTTTCCCACTTACAATGCTCGCATTGTTAAAGCTGGAGTTGGATACAAAACAACACCTTCTAAGGTCAATGCCAGAGGTTTTAGATCTCTGGCTCGCGTGTTTAACAAAAGTAGAGCTGGCGCAATTTATGAAATTATGGGTCGCGTCAAACCAGACAGTCGCTTTGTGCAAAACCAAGACGGCAAGTATAAAGCAATTGTAAAAGGCAATAAGCAGATGGAAGGTCGAGCTCTTTATCGCGCTTATGAAGAAAATAACGGAAAAGCAACAGTTGCAGTTATCAAAGCTATTGAAGCTACAGCGACTAAACTTAATGCTAGAGCAACAGTGAAAGGCTAATTATGGCTAATGTATTTATTGACATTCTTGCCGAGTTCACTGGAAAAAAGGCATTCAAGCAAGCTGAAACGGCTACCGATAAATTAACTCGCAATGTTAAAAACCTAGGACAGTCACTAGGTGTTGCTTTTGGTACTGCTCAAGTTATTGCTTTCGGTAAAGCATCTGTTAAAGCTGCTTTAGAAGCACAGGCTCAACAGGAACGATTGGCTAACCTTGTCAAGGTTACAGTCAATGCGAGAGATGCAGAAATCCAATCTCTTTATGATCAAGCAGCTGCATTGCAGCAAATTGGTGTAGTTAATAAAGAAAACATCACTCAGACTCAGTCTCAACTTGCAACCTTTAATCTTCAGATCGACACTATCAAAACCCTTACACCTGCCATCCTTGACTATGTAACGGCAGAAAAGGGTGCAGCTGCTTCTGCTGATCAATTCAAGCAGATGACTAATGGGCTTGCTCAAGCTCTTAACGGAAACTTTGCGTCTTTGACCAAGGTAGGTTTTGTCCTAGATGAACAGACTAAGAAGACAATTAAGTCTGGCACAGAGACAGAACGCGCAGCAGCTCTGGTCAAGGTGCTTGATTCAACTTATAAGGATTTCAACAAGAATCTAGCCAATACTCCTACTGGTCAAATGCAGAAATTGGCTAATGCAGCCGATGATGCTAAACAGATAATCGGTGAAGGTCTCCTTGATGCCCTAAAGGGTCTAGGAGAAGATGACAGCGTTCAGAACCTTGCTAGTAGTATGCAGAACTTTGCCACCGAGACTGCCAATGTTATTCGTGGTATTGGCAAGTTAATTGAAAAGATTCAAGCTCTTGATGACAAATTACCTGATTGGCTTAAGTTCGATGCAGGAATGATTCCAATTGTAGGCAGTTGGTATAAAATAGTAAGTGCAGCAGGACAATTATCTGCTGTACAGAAATCATCTGATAACCAGCATCTTAAAGCACTTGAAAATCAATTTAAGGTCATTAAGAAGACTAATGATGTCAATAAGAAACTTACAGCCGATGAACTAAAGAAGCTAAAGGCTAAGCAACTGCAAAATGCCATCGATAAGGCTAACCTTGCACTTGGTAAAAGTGAAGGCATCTTTGACATTGACAAGATTCAAATTGCCGCAGCTCTTACAAACCAAGCACAATTGCTGGGTAAGGCAACAGAAGCTTCACAGGTTTTACAGATTGCTAACGATACTGCTCGTCTGAATGTAAAGCGTTCCATGCTTGCCCTAGAAGAAGCAATAGCTTCTAAGGATGAAGCAGCAATCATTGCTGCTACCGCTAAACTTAATGAAGATTTAAAGATTCTTGGTGCTTTAAGTAACCAAAAGACTCAGATGGTGGCTATTGAGTCTATTCTTAAAGGTCTTGCACCTAAAGATTTAATCAACCAAAATAACCTAGATGAAGCCCTTCGCAAGATTCGGGAAATGCTTGCTCTATTGGCTCAGGTTAAAACACCTACGATCACCCCACCTGTAGGTGGTGGCGGTGGTGGTGGTGGCGGTGGTGGCGGTGGTGGATTCATCCAGACACCTAATGGAATCCGTCCAACAACTGAACCTAGAAGCATTGCTGAAATTAACGCAGCTACAGAAGCCCTAGGTGGCGTTATTTCAGTCATTGGAGAGAACGGCAAAGAGTTCACCAAGCTTGTTGATGGGCTACCACCTGTGTTCCAGACTGTAGAAGATGCAGGCGCATTTAACGCTTTGGTCAATTCCTTTGCTAATGGAGCAATGAACCCATTTAATGCTGGTTCTTTCCGAGCAGCAGAAGGTGGCAGCCTATTCAACTCAGGCGCGGTAGGTTCACGCGATCGAGACATCAACATCAATGTCCAGACAGGCATCGGAGATCCAGAAGCTATTGCTAGAGCCATTGAAGATGCTATCCGTCAAGCTAATCAGCGCGGAACTACGAGCTTATCGATCCTATGACATGGCTTCCAGAATGGCGCATAACAGTCGGTACGACTGTGTACACCAATGTAACCTCAGTTAATGTCACGATTGGTCGCATCGACATCGATCGCCAATGCCAAGCAGGTTATGCCCGCATGGAGATTATTAACCCAACCAATGCCCTCTTTGACATTGATGTTACAGATTCTCTTACCCTAGAACTAAAAGACACTTCTGGCACTTATGTGCCTTTCTTTGGTGGCACAGTTTCAGACTTTACGACTTCTGTTAGAACTCCAGAAGAAACAGGCTTTGTGACCCTTGGCACAATTCTTGCAGTAGGTGCATTGGCTAAATTGCCTAAGGCAATCTATACGGATTCTGTAGCTCATGGTCTTGATGGCGAGCAGATTTCTATTATCCTTTCAGACTTGTTAGTCAATGAGTGGCAAGAAGTAGCACCTGCCCTTCAATGGCAAGATTATGATCCAACTACTACATGGGCTAATGCTGAGAATGTGGGATTGGGTGAAATCGATACTGGTCTTTATCAGATGGACAACCTTGGAGCAGCTTCTCGCAATACTCAGACTTTAGTCCAGCAGATAGCAGACAGCGCACTTGGAAACCTTTTCGAGGACAAGCAGGGGCGGATAGCCTATGCAGACGCGGATCATAGAAGCAATTATTTAGCGACCAATGGCTCAACCCAATTAGATGCCAATTACGCTTCCCCTGCCAGTGTTAAGTCAATCCTTCAGATTGGCAAGATTCGTAATAGCGAGATTGTGCGTTATGGCAATGATTTTAATGAAACCTATTCAGCCACAGATGATGCTTCTATCACTACCTACGGACGTTATCAGAGAACCTTTGACTCAAACATTCGCTACACAGCAGACATTGAGGACATCGTAGAACGCGATCTAGCCCTACGCTCAACGCCTAGAACACAGCTAGATCAAATTACTTTTAGACTTGACAATCCAACAATGCCATCTGCCCAGTTAGATGACCTTATCAACCTCTTTTTTGGTGAGCCAGTAGTTATTACCAACCTGCCATTTAACATGTTCGAGGGGTACTTCTCAGGCTTTGTAGAGGGCATTTCAATGAGAGCCACTCCAACCTTTGTGGACATGACTATCTATGTCTCACCAACAGACTTTTCTCTAATTGCTCCAACATGGGCAACAGTACTTCCAACTAACACCATCTGGAGTGGCGTAAATGGTACACTACAGTGGTCTAAAGCGATCGGAGCTCTAACCTAATGGCAACAACAACCCCTAATTTTGGTTGGGCAGTACCAACCAGTACTGACCTAGTCAAGGATGGCGCAGTAGCCATTGAGACGCTAGGCGATGCA